GGCTGTGCCAGTAACGTCTATGCCTGTGGAGGTCGCTGTAAGGACTGTAGTTCCAGATGGTTTTAGAAAAATACTGCCAGAAGCACTAGATATAGATAAGTCGCCTGTCGGCTGATAAATCGTATTGCCTGTATCAGCCCCTCCGATTCTTAGCCCATTTAGGTAAGAGTTTGCATTAGTAGTTACACCGCCAGTAACGTCTATGCCTGTGGCCGTCGTTGTCAATTTAGCGCTGTCAGTATGCTTTAGCGTAGCAGCGCCTGACTTACCCTGGATAGAGTCAACAGTCGTGTCCAGAGTGTCCAGGTTGGTGTTTATCTTGGTTCCCCAAGTATCTTCTGAAGCGCCGACTTCTGGCTTGGTCAGACCATAATTGGTTGTAGTTGTATCAGCCATTTAAGCGGCCTCCCATAAAGTTACAGTGTCGGACACGTTTGTCCATGTTTGTGAAGCGCCAGAAACGCCTACCCAGTCATTGTCGCCAGACGCCACATCTGACCATTCATTTGCTGCCTGGCCCTTGTCAGCCCAAGCCTCATCGCTAGCAGGCTGATCTAGCCACAGTATCTGCCCAACAGCCACCAGAGCAGATGATGCACTTATACCGCTTACGCCGCCAGCAGTAATATTACCCAGCACTGCTGTTTGGCTGTTCGCCTCAAGGGACGACTGGGCCGACGCTATCTTAACCGCAGAAGCCGTTGCAGATGACGCAACACTTACCGCTGCAACACCCTGGCTTATCCTGGCCCCTGCCGGTAACACAGATGCCGCTGCAGCAATAACCGCCGATGACAGCCCAACCTTTTGCCCAACAGTGCTTAGGGAGGCAGAGGGACTAATTGCCGATACTCCCTGCAGTATTGCCTGGGGGTCTGCCTGGACCGCCGCAGACCCTGCCAAGGTTGCATCGTCCTGCCTAACTGCAACGCCGGATGCGGTAGTGCTTACGCTCGCAGATACAGTACAGCTAGCCTCTCTAACAAAACCGCCTGCTGCTGTAAGCGCGCCCACTGCAGCTATTGCAGCCCCAGACTCTAAAACAAAACCAGCAGTAGCTGATAAAGAAGACGACGCAGATATTACAACCGCGCCATCCTCTAGGTCAGCAGTAGAATACGCCGCCTGACCATATTTATATGCTCCGTAAAGCATATTAGTCTAGTGTGATATCCAGGTCGCCAGCAGGGATGCGGAACACGTCACCAGTAGCAATGGTCTTGCTTGCAGTCAATGCACCATAGGCTAGCAGGTTGCCGCTTGTGGCTGCGTCGAATACACCGACGTGCGTAATCGTGCCCCAGTCGCCTGTAGCTGTTGCCCACTCTTCTGCAGATGTGTTGCTAGCAGTGTTACCCGACACAGTAAATGCTGTGGCCTGGCGAGCATAGCCGCTACCTGACAGCTCTGTGCCGCCGCCTGTGTCACTAGGTGCTGCAGTGTATAGTCCAGTGTATAAAGTTCCTGGGGCTGTGTAGGCGTTGCCACCAAACACATGGTCCAGGACCTCTGTTTCTAAGAAGTTAGAAAAGCTCATCCGAGTCCTCGTATTTTAGTTGTCAGGCCAACACCAGAATAAGCTGCCTGTTCAGAAGTTAAGTTTAGTTTGTCTACCGCCTCACCATACAATCGAGCCCACACCTCAGCCCGGCCATCTTCAGCCAGGTATGGTGCAGAGTTCAGTAGTGAGCCGTACAGGTAGATGTCTGGATATGATGTCAGCAGCCAGTTTGTGGTCGCGCTGTCGCTGAGAGAAGGTATCTGCTGTATGTATAGCAACTCAGCAGCATATGAGCCGTCAGGGGTAGGGAATACCTCAAACTGCCCCTCAGAGTGCGCATAGTATCTTGGCTTGCCTGCTACATTCTCTGCGCCCTGGCGCTTGTCAGCCATGGCCTGAGTGCTTAACAGGTCCATCGCAGAGGTGTTCTGGCCGGTTAGGTGTAGGCGTATAGTCTCAACCCAGTCGCCTGGCTTGGTTAGGTACTGGCCGTCAATTGTAGTCGATGCCCTGTTCTCCATCTGCCAGTGACGGATGTCTCGGTTCATCCTGGCCTCGCCCAACGCAATAAATGTCGGGATCACAGAAGTCAGGTCAGACCTGTTCAAAAAGTCTGCCATTGACGACTGCAGCTCGCTGTATGTGCTTATTGCCATTATGGCCTCCAGTTATTTGGCCGATTATACCATTAAATGGGGCTTAATAACCCGCCAATCAATCTAGCCTCGTCCCTGGCCCTTTGATCTCTCTCATTCACAAAGCTGTAGTCTAGAAGTCCGCCCAGGCGATCACGCAAGGGGGTGCGCTTTGGCATGGCCATGGCAAATCTCGCTGTAGGAAGCTGAGACACAAAGTCTAACGTATCGACAGCGCCTTCAAGGGCTCCCATTCCTATCTCGCCAATTGTCGGCAGCATCTGTGAGCGGCGGTATGCAGCCAGCTCTGGGGATACCTGGCCAAATGCAGCAGACCCCATTTCACGCAGCCTGGCGTCCTCACGCATCAACAAGCCAAACTTCTGGGCTTCTGCTGCCTGGGCTCTTTGGTTAATGTTGGCGTACTCATTAACCATGTCGCCAAATGATTGCTCCTGCACTACAGGGGCTTCGCGGTATTCGGGAACATTTGACCTAACGTCAGGATATTTTAAATACTCAAGCTCCCGAAAGAGCTCATCGTCACTGCCTGCCCTGAAAATCTGTTGGCTTCTAGGCTCGAACACATCTTCCGACAACTCTAAAGGGGTTTCTCTAAGAGAATCAGGTCTCATCCTGTCCCTGGTTTCAACATTTCTTGCCTCAACCTCGCCCATCAATCCTTTGTACATGCCATAGGGAGACCTTGCACCTGCCTCGCCAACCGTATCGGCATTAAACCTGTCAGAAATTTGTTTTTCGACTCGGAGGCGCTCCAGGTCACTCATCTCTTGCAAAGACATAGAGCGTTGACCAGCATCGCTTATTTTTTGTTCCAACTCTTGCAGTCGGTCACTTCCAGGAGGGGTCAATCCTACGCGCTGATAAAACGAATCTTTTATTCTTTCCTCTTTTGCAAACTGTTTCTGGTTGCCTCCAGCCGCAAACCCTTCTCTATCCTGGATTGCGTGTTGGAGCTCATGCAGCAATGTTGCTCTTTGCTCGGCTGGCGAGCTTTTGCCGCTGATAACAATTGTTTCGGGCTGCCTTTCACCAAACTGATCAAAATAACCTTCTCGGTGGAACCCTTGTCCTTCCGGCATATTCTTATCGACTGTAAAAGCAATATCGCCTAAAGAACCAAATATGCCGCGAGACCCGTATTCTTCAATCTCACCCTCCATGTCTCTAACAGTGGGCTTTCTGCCGCCTTTTGCATATTGAGACAGCAGCTCTGGGTCATCAATGACATCAGCAATCGTCCCGGAATAGTATTGACTGCCCTCCGCTACTTCAGGAATGTTTATTTTTGTATTTGTATTAGGCAGCTCCGTTCTCCACTGACCGTCTGCTCCAATCTCCCAGCCGGTGCGCTCTCGGATGCTCTGCACATCCATGCCCTCGTTTGCCATTTTCTGAGCCATTCCCAGAAGGTCTTGGCGCCCAGCACCGAGCTTTGACAGAGACCCTAAAATACTCGCATCACTATCTTCGCTCATGCCTGCGCCAAGTAAGCCTGTCATTGCGACTGGAGCAGCTTGTCGAATAGTTATATTGTCATATACCGGGTGCTTCTTGCCCCGCATTTCGATCTCGCCAACCTTCTTGCCTAAATTAACGTGGCCTTTCCTGGTGGGCTTCAGCCTGGGCTCACTGGCTTCATTAGGATACCTGGCAAGCTCCACACCTTCAGGGAAGTCAGTGTTTAGTGTGTAGTAGTGATCCTTGCCGTCATTCACAGAGACAATTGGGAACCCGCCATCTGGATTGGGGTCGTAGCCCTCTGGGGCTTGCGTCCACTTCCAGCCGGTCTTTTTCTTTGCCAGGTTGGTTTTGATTTTGCGGCCAGGGCCCTTTGGCTCAGGGATGTTTGTGGCTTGCTCAGGCGCAACCTGAAACTTTGGCTTGCCGTCAGGACCAACGCCTAGTGCGGCGCTTGCTGGGTATTCTCCGGTGATATCTTTTGGACCTTCAGGCCCCATCTCCAAATACCTGCCGCCAGGCGTTTGGCCGAACGACTCAAGGAATGGCTTGTATGCTTTATCTGCCGGATCGAACATTCTCTGAGGGGCTGGGAATACATTGCGCAACAACCCTGTAGGAGCTGCCTCAGCTTCTTGAGGCGCTAGCGCAGCAAGAGCTCCAGCACCGCTTAACAGTCCAACTGCTGCAGGAGAATTGATATCGATGCCCTTGTCCTGCATCCTTCTAAGGTCTTGCTCAGTGACAACCTTGCTTGTGTCTTGCCATTGCAATGACCGTGGCGTTAAAGGCTTTCCGCTTTCAGTGGTTCTGTCTAATAAAAAATCATATGCCGTTACTGGCTGCTGTAGAATCCCAACGCCCTCGCCGTGCAATGAGGCGTTATAATCTGGGCTTAGGTTTGGAGTAAAGCCGCGACCAATGTCCATTACTCCGACGTTCTGCAATGATCCATGCGGTATATTGAGTCGATCTTGCCTGGATGTAGCAACGCGAGCCTGCCCTTCAGTCAGCCCACCCTCTAGCCGCATTTTGTCCAGGGCTTGAGTAATCTCCATCCTTGTACCGCCACCTGTAGCGTTCCATATCTTTTCAGCGTCAGGGCTGTCAGAGCCAGGCCACTCAGGTATTTTTGACTTGATGAACTCATCCATCAATGAGACTGATTTTGAAGGAGCATTTTCAAGATTGTAGTTGATCATTGTCCTGCCGATGCCGGTCCACCAGTCACTAGACTGAGGGCCTCCCTCATATGGGAGCAGGAATACATCTTGCCCGCCTGTCTCCTTGCCTAACTTTTCAACTTCCGCCTGTCTTGCCTTAGCTCGCTTAACGTACTTGTTTGCCACGCTGGCATCGTTTTTCCAAAGAGCTTTATCAGGCGCATAGAATATATGGTCAACCCCCGTCTCCATTGTTACTGGCCTGGCTAAAGGTTTGTTTCCTATGCCCACCAGGTCATAACCCGCTGCGGTTACGTCTGACTCAGGGAACATAACGCCACGACCTTCCAATTCCGACAACCTAAACGGCGGCTGATCAAATGTGCGCACATCATTCGCAATGTTAGGGCGGTAAAAAGGCTCTAAAACCTTTGCGGTGCGGTTGGAATATTTGCGGTTGACTTCTGCAGGGTCGATGACAGGGTTGTCTAGCAACTCCATTAGCCCTTTTGCGCCTCTAATGATTTTTGACATTCTAAAGTCCAGCAGCCCTAAAAAGGCCGATTATATCATATTGACTACACAATGCCTTGTAGGTTACGGCGTAGTGGCTCACCCCAGCTAGATGATGTGGGCTTGTACCCAACAGCCAGGTATCGCAGCGCATCGGCGCAGTGAGAGGT